CCCACGCGCGAGTTTTTTCCAACTTTTTGATTTCGAGTTATCAATATGGCCCTTCGAGGCTTCCAACGCCAACCCGATAGTCGGCGCGGCATCGCAGAAAACGGGGGGATCATCCCCGAACCTATCCAGGAAGACATCACGCCGCCCGCGTGGTGCAAATCCGACCGCCTAAAGCTCTTCAAGCGCTTGGTCGCCGAGAACCGCGCCGCGGGCGTGGCTATCCGCCAGATCGACGCCGACCAGTACGCCGAACTCGCTGACGCGATGCTCTCCCGGCAGACCGAAACGGACGGCCGAACCAAGCTCGCCTGGGGCCGCCAGATCGACGAACTCCGCAGCCAGTTGAACATTGGACCTAGGAATCGCCAGCGGGCAGGGATCAAGGACACGAAGAAGCCGGCCGCTACCAGCGCGACGCTGGCGTTTATTCAGCGGGCCAAAGGGTTATAGGAAACTGCGTCGAGATGACGCTTTAGGAGCGAAAGTTGCCAAAGCGTATTGATTTGACCGGCCAGCGGTTCGGGCGGTGGTCTGTGCTGTCGAAAAGCGGAATCAAACTCAGAAACACGACATATAAATGCCAGTGTGACTGCGGAAAGATTTCAGATATTGTCGCCAATAATCTGATTCGCGGGAAAAGTGTTAGCTGTGGATGTTCGCGAAGGTTAGTTGATTGGGAAAGCGCCCATCGGTTTAAGAACACAGGCGGATACCTAATGGTCAGATTTTGGGCCAACGGTAAGCGAATGGACAAACTATACCACCGCCTCGTATGGGAAAAGGCAAACGGAAGACCGCTTTTGCCTAACGAATCCGTTCACCACAAGAATGGAATCCGCACCGACAACCGCCCCGAGAATCTGGAAGTGGTTAAGCGGTTCCACGGCGCCGGCCAGAATATCGCCGACATCGTAAAAGCCGACACGCCGGAATCCAGGCAGCGCTGTATCGACGAAGCCGCTATGCTCCTGGCCGCCGCTGGAATCCAATGGACTCCCCCTACTTTGACGCCGAAGCCGTAGCGGTAGCCGAGGGGTTCATCTCAACCCTCACCCTAACGAAATCCACCCGCAGCGGCCAGCCGGAACAGTTTGTACTGCTGCCGCACTCGCGGAAGCTGATTAGCAACATCGTTGGATGGAAGCGACCGGACGGGCGACGCCTGATCCGCAAGGTGTTCGCCACGATGGGGCGCAAGCAGGCCAAGACACAGACTGCGGCGGCGCTAGTGCTCTGTGAGTTCTTCCTGAACCCGGAACCAAAGCAGGAAATCTACATGGCGGCGACTGACACCGATCAGGCCGCTATCTGTTTCGAGGCCGTGTACGACATGATCGTCGCCTCTCCGGACCTCGAGGCGCTGGTGGACATCACGCTCTCGCAGCGGAAAATACGACACAAAGAAACCGGGTCAATCATCCGGGTTTTGTCCTCGGACGGCAAGCGCAAGCACGGCTACAACCCCAGCATGGTCGTCTTCGACGAACTCCACGCCTGGGGGCCGGCGCAAGCCGAACTCTACGCCGCCCTAACCACGGGCAGCAAGTCGCGCAAGCAGCCCTTGCGGGTGATCATCACCACGGCGGGCAGCGATCAAGAGACGATCTGCTACCGAGAGTACGAGTACGCCAAGCGGGTGCTATCCGGTGAGATCGTCGACGAATCCTACTTCCCCCTGATTTACGAAGTCCCAGCGGAAGCCGATTGGACCGACCAGACACTCTGGCCGAAGGCGCTGCCGCTGCTCGAAACCGGGCACCACTCGCTAGCGGACTACGACGAAGAATTTCGGCAAGCGCAAGCCCGCCCCGACCTGCAAAACCAGTTCCGCCGCCTGTACCTGAACCAGTGGACCTCGTCGGAAACGCAGTGGATACCGATTCATCACTGGGACGCCTGCGCCGCTGACATCGACTTCACCGACCTTGAGCGGTATCCCTGCTACGGTGGCCTCGATCTCGCCGCGGTTCACGATTTGACGGCGTTCGCGCTGTGTTGGCCGGTCGGCGACAAGGTTTACTACCGCACGTGGGCATACCTACCTGGCGACGGCCTGGAAGCCCGCAGCAAGCGCGACGGCGTGCCTTACACGCAATGGGCCGCGGATGGGCACATAAGGCTCACGCCGGGAACTACGACCGACTGGCGGTATGTCACAGCGCACATCCTCGAACTCGCAAAGCAGTACCAAATCAAGGGCGTGGCCTTCGACCGCTACGGCGCCCGAGACACGGCGCGAGAGTTGCAGGACGCCGGCCTCGACGTGATCGACTTCGGCCAAGGCTACCAGTCAATGAGTCCTGCCTGCCGACGCTTCGAGAAGTTGGTGTATGACCGCGCGCTCGTCCATGAAGGATCGCCGCTGATTCGGTGGTGTGTGGACTGTACGCAGATCACGCAGGCGCCCGGCGACCTGATCAAGCCGGTGAAGCCAGAGCGCATGAAAAATTCGAAGCGAATTGACCCGGTAATCGCTATGACGATGGCGACGGGCATTGCAATTATGGCCCCGCCGACCCCTGACACCTTTTTCACCTTCGCATGATCCAGATTCTCGACAAGCTCCGCGCGAAAATGGCCTCGGCCCTCATGCCGTCCGGCTATTCGTTCCGCAATGGCCGCTATGAGCGCATCTGGGGAAGCCGCGAGAACGCCGCGGGCGTGGCCGTCACCGAGGAATCCGCGCTTAACACCGTCGCCGTTATGCGCTGCGTGACGCTGATCGCGGGCGTCGCCGCCGCGTTCCCTATCGACGTCATCAAGCGCGTAGGCAGCCGGCGCGAGCCGCAGCCGGATCACGTTGTAGAGCGCCGGTTGGATTGGGACCCGAATCCAGAGATGTCGGCTTACGATTTCCGTTTCGCCGCTTGGTGTCATTTCCTTCTTTGGGGCAACTCCTACGCCGTCAAAGTCATGAGCGGCAAGCGCGTCTCCGCGCTGTGGCTGCTGAATCCGGCGCACGTTGAAATTAAGCGCGACGAGAAGACCGGTAACTTGATGTATGAATATTCCGGCGTCTCACCGAAAAAGGTCTACTTCGCCGACGAGATACTGCACATCCGCAACTTCACACTCGACGGCATCAACGGCCTGTCGGTAATCCAGCAGGCGGCGCTCGCCATCGGCACCAACCAGACCGCCGAGAAGTCCGCGGCGACGATGCTGGCCAAGGGACCGCGGCCGTCCGTGGTCATGGAGATCCCGCTTTCCATCAGCAAGGAACAGCGCGAGGCGATTCGTAAGGCGTGGCGGGAATCCAACGGCGGCGCCGAGAACAACGGCGAACTCGCAATCGCCGAGGGCGGTACCAAGCTGCTGCCCATGCACATTCCGGCCGGCGACATCGAGTTGCTGGCGCAGATGCAGTATTCAGACGAGAAGATGGCGATGGCCTTCGGCGTCCCGCCGTCAATGATCGGCATTACGACGAAGACGACCTCATGGGGATCTGGCATCGAAATGCTCAAGCAGGGTTTTCTCGACTTCACCCTTGCTCCGCTGCTGAAGTGCCACGAACAAGCCTACGAGCGCAGCCTGCTGAACGAGGCAGAGCGCGACTTGAGCATCAAGCACAACGTCGGCGCCTTTATGCGGATGGACCTGCTGAAGACGTTGCAGGCGTTTGGCATCGCCATCGAGAAGCGCATCTATAACCCTAACGAGGCGCGCGCTTTCCTCGATATGAACCCCTACGACGGCGGCGACGAATACTTCGCCCAGATGCAAGACATCCCGATCGAAACGGCGCTTAACAACACTCCCGGAGGCACGAATGGACCGACAGCTTAGTTTTAAGATCAAGAGCGTCCAGGAAACCGGCGAGATCGAGGGTTTCGTTTCCATCTACGGCAACAAAGACCTCAACGGCGACATTGTAGAGCCCGGCGCGTTCACTAAGACTCTCCAGGAAAACGGCGGCGAGATCGTTCTGCTCCTGCACCACGACAGGACCCGCCCGATTGGAACCGCGCGCCTGACTGACGACTCGAAAGGGCTGCGGCTCAACGGCACCATCGAAACCGATTTGCCAGACGGCAAGCTGGCGCACGCCCAGGCAATGAAAAAGATGCTCAAGGGGCTTTCCATCGGCTACCGCACCGTTAAAGAAATGTGGGACGACGCGGCCAAGGCGTACCGACTCTTCGAGGTCAAGCTGTTTGAAGCGTCAATGGTCACTATCCCGGCCAACCCGCTGACGCTAATCGAGTCCGTCAAGAATCAGGCCGAGTTTATGCAGCGCGCCGCCGAGGACATTAAGGCCGGCCGCACTCTGAGCGCAGCCACCCGCAAGCGGCTGGAGTCCGCTATCACCGATATTCAGGCACTTTTGGCCGAGGCTGACGCCTTGGACGAAGCCGCCGACGACGGCAAGACCGTCAACGCCGACGAGCCGCTATTGCACTCGCTCCGCGCCGCCACCGCAATCCTCCGCGCGTAAGCCGACACGCCCGGGAACCCACCACTTTCAACCACCGCCGAGCGCGGAAGGAGCAACCATGTCTGCTGAAATCCAGAAGACTGTCGAAGACCTGGGCAGAGCCTGGGAACAGTTTAAGGCGAACAACGAAGACCAGATCAAGGCCGCGGCGCGCGGCGTTTCTGCCAGCATCTTCGAAGAGAAGGCCGTCAAGATCAACGATGTCATCAGCGATCTGACCAAGAAACTCGAAGAGTCGCAGCGCCAGCACGACGAACTGGCCGCGAAGTTCGCCCGCCCTGGCGCCGGTGGCAGTGTCGCCAGTATCGACGAGCACACGAAGGCGTTCTTGCAGTGGGCGCGCAAAGGCGAAGGCAAGCTGTCCGCCGACCAGACCAAGGCCATGAGCGTCGGCAGCAACGACAATGGCGGGTATCTCGTGCCCGTCGATTCGAGCGGCCGGATCGCCATGAAGATTTACGAAACGTCGAACATCCGCGCGATTGCGCAGGTTGACTCGACGACTTCGGATGCGGTCGAGGGCCTGAACGACAACGACGAAGTTTCGACTGGGTGGGTGTCCGAAACCGGAACCCGCAGCGAAACCGACACGCCCGAGGTGGGCAAGTGGCGCATCGAAGTCCACGAGCAGTACGCCGAGCCGCGCATCACGCAGAAGCTGCTTGACGACGCGGACCTCGACGTGGGCGCGTGGCTTGAGCGCAAGATCGCCGAGAAGTTCAGCCGGGCCGAGAACAGCGCTTTCGTGATCGGCAACGGCATCGGTAAGCCCCGCGGCATCACGAGCTACACCACCGCCGCGACCGCCGACTCGTCCCGCTCCTGGGGCCAGTTGGAACACGTTCTTTCCGGCGCCTCCGCTGACTTTACCGCGACCACGCCGAGCGACAAACTGCTCGATGTGATCTACGCGCTGAAGGCGGAGTATCGCAACGGTGCCCGCTGGCTGACGAACCGCGCGGTCCTCCTGAAGATCCGCAAATTCAAGGAAGCGACGACCAACGCCTACATCTGGCAGCCGGGCCTCCAGGCTGGCCAGCCCGCCGTCGTTTGCGGCTACCCGGTGACCGAAGCCGAGGATATGCCCGCGCTCGCCGCCGACTCGCTTTCGCTGGCGTTCGGCAACTTCAAGATCGGGTACCAGATCTTCGACCGGAAGGGCCTGTCGGTCATCCGCGATGCGGTCACCACGAAGGGTTACGTCAAGTTCTACACCACCAAGCGCGTAGGCGGTGGCGTGGTCAACTTCGAAGCCATCAAGTTCATCAAGTTCAACAGCTAAGGAGACACCACTACCATGCGCGACCTTTACAATCAGCTCACCATCCGCCGGGCAATCTCGCCCGGCGTCGCGGTCACCGACAATACGGCTTTCGTTTCCCAGATCATCGACCGCCAGGGTTTCGACTCCTTGGTATTCGCCATCAACACGGGATCACTGGCCGACGCCAACGCCACCTTCACCGTTCTCATCGAGGACGGCGACGCCGCTAATCTTTCCGACAACGCGGCCGTCGTCGATGCCGAACTCAACGGCACGGAAGCCCTCGCCGGCTTCCAGTTTGACGACGACAACGAGACGCGGAAAATCGGCTACATCGGCAATAAGCGCTATGTGCGCATGACGATTACGCCGGCTGGCAATACGGGCGACATTTACCTGTCTGCCGTGGCCATCCTCAGCCACGCCAGTCTCCAGCCGAACGGCGCGTAGTTTCTCCCTGTCCGCTCCTCTCTCCTGATTAGGGGCGCGCCCTCGGCGCCCCACTTTTTCCCATATGGACTTCTCCCGCTCCCTAGTCACCGCGCCTCTCTTTCCCGCCGTTACCGCGGCGGAGTTAGAAACGCACGCCCGCGCGTCTGGACAACCATCCGACCAGCTCGCCGGGCACGTACCAGCGGCGCAGGCATATGTGGAAACGGTCACGAATCGGAAGCTGATCACGCAGACCTGGAAGACGTTTTACGACGACTGGCCGAGTCGAAGCGACCGCATCGAATTACCATTCGGGCAGTTGCAAAGCGTCACGCACGTCAAATACACCGACACCGCAGGCTCCCAGACGACGTTTTCGACCGATGCGTGGGAAATCTCCACGGCGCGCGAGCCCGGCGTACTGGCGCTGTCTTACGGCTATTCCTGGCCAGCTACAACCCTGCGCGTCCTCGATCCCGTCGAAGTTCAATTCGTATGTGGATGGACCACGGCAGAGGCGGTGCCAGCCGATATCCGGGCGGCGATTCTCATGCTCGCCACTCACTTCTATGAAAATCGGGGCGCAGTCGTGGTGGCAGACGGCGCGCTGACCTCGAAAAAGGTCGAGATGGCCGTCGATGCGCTGCTGGCCTCATGGGTGCTTCGATGAGGGCCGGCCAGCGCGTCACGGAAATCGTGATCTATCCAAGCACTGAAACCACCGGCACCTCGGGCGATCCGCAGCCGTCTTGGTCTGCGACTCCGACTGCTACCGTGTGGGCATCTAAGCGCACACTCACCGCGGGCGAGGAAACCGTCGCCGCCGCTCGGCAATCGTCTGAGGATGTGGTGTTCGAGATCGAGTACATCTCCAGCGTCACGCCGACTAGCCGCATTTCCTGCGGCGGCGTCTACTACGACATTACCGCCGTCCGCGATCCTGACGGGCGGCAGAAAACGCTGATGCTGTACGCGTCCAGCGGGCGGAGGTATGGGGCATGATGAGCCAAGACCCGCTATTGTCCCTGTTGGTTCAGGCCGGAATTCTACCTGAGCTAACGATGTCGTTTCAAATCACGCTGCCTGAAAACGGAGTCGTGAGTATTAAGTGCGAATACATCCTGAGCGAAGAGCAGGAACGGAAACTGACTGACCTTCTCAAATGACACCCGCTGAAGCCATCGCCAAGTATCTTCGCACCGACGCCACATCCGTCACCGCGATTGTATCGACCCGCACCTATTGGCCGTATGGCGTGACCGATGCAGCGCATCCGTGCATCATGGTATCTCTCGCCGCAACTCGCCGACTGGCCGTGGCGCTGAATGGCGCCCTTTCGCCGCGCGAGTACACGGTGGAGGTGCGATGCTTTGCCAGCACGCAAACTGGCGCCTGGACCGTAGCTGACGCCGTGCGCGACGTGCTAGACAACCGCACCGGCGCAACTCCGGCGAGTGGCGGGATCACCTTCAAGCGCTGTCACTGCGTGGACGAATCCGAAGTGCTCGAAGAGCGGCTTTTTGAGTCGGGCACGTTCGGCGTTTTGCAGACTTACCTCGTCACCACATGATTTCCTGCATCATGCCGACGCGGAACCGGCGCGAGTGGCTGCCGCGGGCGTTTGCGTGCTTTGCCGCGCAGACCGTACCCGCCGAACTGATCGTGCTGGATAACGGGCAGTCAGTCGAAGACCTGATACCCAACGATCCACGCGTCAAGTACGTCAGAGCGCTCGGAAAAGCGTGCCTGGGGTTACTGGTCAACGAATGCGCCAGCCACGCGACGGGCGATTATCTCGCCATCTGGGACGACGATGATTGGTACGGGCCGAAGCGCCTAGAAACGCAACTAGCCGCCCTCGGCAGCGCCCACGTCACCGGCTTTAACCGCATCCACTTCGACAACGGCGCCCACGTCTACGAGTACACCGCGCGCCCGGGTGAGCTACTTGGAAACTCGCTGCTTTTCACACGCGATTTCTGGCAGCGGAACCCGTTCCGGGCCATGCAGGTAGGATACGACGGCGCGTTCGTCCAAGCCGCCCGAGGCCGGATAACCGGCATCGACGGCCGCGGCCTGTGCGTGGCCTCATGCCATCCAGGGAACACATCGAAACGAGTTATAGACGCCTGCTGGAAGCCGGTTGACCGCACCGAGCTACCGGCAGGCTACACGCTTTGCTGAGCGTCGTGAGACGCGCAGCTAGGGGCCGCTGACTGCCGACGCCAGCGGCCTAACAATTCCAACCAGACTACCGCCGGGAGGCGGAAGGAGCAACCATGCCATATTCTGCCTACGCCGTAGCCGGAAGCACCTTTGAATACACCTGCGGATCTCCTGCGGCCCTCACGGTCGTCAAGGGCGTCAGCGGGTTCACGTTTTCCGGTGGCGAACGCGGTGAAATTGACGTCACCGGCATCGACGACGAAGACCAGGTAACGATCGGCGGCCGCCGAGCCAAGCGCAAGGCGTCTTTCAAGCTGTTCTACGATCCCGCCGAAGCCAGCCATGCCGCGATGCTGGCGAGCTACGACGCCGCCACCGCGACCGCCGTCGCCTGCAAGAACACGCTTGCCGATGCCGGCGCCGCGACGTTGACGTACAGCGCCTACGTTTCCAACTTCTCGATCGGGCTGGAAGTTGACGGCGCGATTTCCGCTGACGTTGAAATCACCCTCACCACCGCGATCACCACCACGCCTTAACCAGCCGGGCGCGGGGCTCGCCGCTCCGCGCCCTTCCACTAAAGGAAGACTATGCCTGATTACACCCTTCCCGGAACGCCGATTAAGTGGCGCGGGAAAGTATACCCTCTGACTTACCGCATGCGGGACATCGCCGCCACAGAGGGCGAGCTTGACGTTGACATCCTCGTCCCGAAGGCCGGAAACGTCTTCAGTAAGCCTGAATTTTTTAAGCGCGCCGTGCTGCTGTACGCGCTGGTCCGTCAGAAGGACGCAAGCGTCACGATTGACGAATGTCTGGATGTCGTCACCGGCCCCGACCGCGACCGGTACCGCGACGATCTCGACGCCGCGCTGACAGCCTTTGAGCCGGTCCTCAACGATTTCTGGGGAATTAAGAAGCCGGAGGCGAAAGATGATCGCCCTTTAGCAGAAGGCAATTCTGGCGACTCCTCGAATGCCGAGCCGTCCATGTCTACCGACTGAGCCCTAGCGAGTTCTGGGACATGAGCCCCGGCGAGTGGATGGACCTCTGCGCTTATCACCAGGAGATGCACCGCGATCATGGCAAGGGCTCGAAAGTTCGCCGCTGAACTGGCAAACCTGGCCGAAGTGCGGGCGCGATTCAAACTGGCCGCGCTCGCCATCGACCCCGCGGAGAAACGCCGCGCAGACTTCGGTATATCGGACGCGCTGCGAACCGCCGCTGTATACATCCGCGACAAGGCGCGGGGAAACGCCGCTGGGAAGCAGCTTCCCCGCCGCCTGTACACCGGAGACAAGCCGGCCATTTTCGCATTCTCTGACCCCGATGCCGGATCATCGCCACGCACCAAGCAATCCGCGCTGATCGGCGTCCGTACTGGTCTATCTGCCAGATCCCGCGATCCGCGCCTGTTCATTCAATGGGGCCGCGGAGCGAGGCGCCGGAAAGACAACAGCGTCGCTACTGGCGGCATATCAATGTCCTTCGGTGCTCTCTTCGAGCGAGGCACAAAGGACAGGCGAATCCGCGCCGGCCGCTACTTCCGCTCTGCCGTATTTGGAACCCGCGCCGCCGTGATCCAGATCATGACGAACGCATACCGAAAAGCCGTTGACCGCCTGAACTCCATCAAATAATGGCCTCTCTAGTCATCAGAATCACCGGCGACCCTAGCGGCGCTAAAGCCGCCTTGGGGCAAGTGGGCGCGTCCCTCTCGTCCACGGCTTCCCGCGTGGATACGCTGTCCAATAAACTCGGTTCTCTCGGCGGCACCCTCTCCCTCGGCATCACCGCCCCCGTCGCCGCGCTCGCCGCTGCCACTGTCCGCTCTGCCACCTCCCTCGACTCCCTCACTCGCGGCCTAGAGGCCGTTTCCGGCTCCGCTGAAGCCGCGCAAGCGCAACTGGTGTCCCTGCGCGAAGTCGCCAAACTCCCCGGACTCGGCTTCCGCGACGCCATCGAAGGTTCGATCCGCTTGCAAGCGGCTGGATTCTCCGCGCAGACATCCGAGCGGGCGCTGAAGGCGTTCGGCAACGCCCTCGCCACTGTCGGCAAGGGCAAGGCCGACCTCGACGGCGTGACGCTCGCCCTGTCGCAGATCGCCAGCAAAGGCAAGATTAGCGCTGAGGAAATCAATCAGCTTGCCGAGCGCGTCCCGCAGATCCGCAAGGCTATCCAGGCGGCGTTCGGAACGGCTGACACCGAAGTTTTGCAGAAACTCGGCGTGTCTTCGCAGGAGTTCGTCGGCAAGGTCGTCGCCGAACTTGAAAAGCTCAAGCAGGTAGTCGGCGGGCCGCAGAACGCCTTCGAGAACCTCAGCGACACGATCGACCAAGCCTCGGCGCGCGTGGGCGCGAAGTTGCTGCCTGCGGTGGTTGCGCTGATTCCGAAGCTGGAGGCGCTGGCCGGCGCCGCTGCGGATGCGATTGACGTTTTCTCCAAACTGCCCGCCCCACTGCAAAACGTAGCGATTGCCTTGGGCGCTATTACCGTGTCTGCTGGTCCAATTTCAGCCGCCATTGGCGGCGTTTCTCGGGCTATCGGTGGAATCGCAACGGTGGCAGGCGCGGCAGTCACGGCCGTGGGCTCTTTATTTGGGGCCGCTGTAATCGTTTCGATTGCGCAGACCGCTTCGGCCATCAGTGACCTGAAAGCTCGCACCAAGGATCTAGCCGATGAGCGCGACCGCTTGTTAAATGGCGGGCGACAGGAAATCATCAAGATCCAGGGCTACGACGCCGAGACCGCAAAGCTACGCGATTTCACCGCCGCCGCCAATGGCGCCGCCGAAGCTATTCAGGGCATTGGCACCGCCAAGATCAAAATCGACACTGGCAAGGTCGCCGAAGAGTTAAAGCTATTCCGCGTCGATTCCATTATCGGGCCGCAACTGAAGTCGATCAATGCGATTCTCGGCGATGCCGGGATTAAGCGCGGCTTTGAAAGCTACCGGCAGGAAATCGACAAGCTCCGCACCGCCGAGAGATCCCTGCTTGAATTGCAAGCCTCCGGCCAGAACGTCGGCAAAGACCTTGCCATCGTCCGCAAGGAACTAGCCGACGCGATGAAGGCGCTGGCCGCGGCGACTGGTGAGACGGCTGCGGCTGAAAACAAGATCACCGTTTCCTCGTTCGCCGCCCTGAGCAACACGTCGCAACTCGCGCGCTCCGTCAACGACAACGCGCAGGCAACGGCCGCATGGAAGCGCGAGCTATCCAACGGCGGCGACATTATCGGCCGTTTTTCCGGCTCGTCGCTCGTCGGCGTCGAGGCGCAGGAACGCCTGAAATCTGCCATTGGTCGCGTCAAGGATGCGATGTACGAGTATGTGACGGCCGGAACCGTCCTGGGCAGGCGCCTCGACCTCGCTAACGATGTAGTCCGCAGGTTCATCACAGAGGGCGGGAATCTCGACCGGGTAGTGGTCAACAATACCCGCGATTTTGCCGACCTTGCCCGCCGCACAGAGGACTACGCAGCGTCACTGCGCGCGGCGCTCCGCGAATCTGAAGCGCTCGCCGCGTCCGACGCGATCAAGCAGATTCAAAAGCCAATCGGGTTTCCTGAACTCCCCAAGGGCTTTGGCGTCGAAGACTCGGCGAAGGAACTCGGGATCACGCTTGACGCGGTGAAGCGACAGAAGGCCGCGCAACTCCAAAAAGAACTTGACGCACTTAAGGCGGCAAACAAGATCGACCCGGCCGCCGTCAGCGGCAACGACATCATCGAGGCGCAGCGCGTCATTGACGAACTGCTGGGCAAGACGACGCAGAAAACCGAGCGACTTTCCCGCGGCCTCCAGCAAGTCTCGACGATCATCACCGACCTCTCCCGCAGCGTCAGCAACTCCGCCATCGACCTGCTGTTCTCGAAGCCGATTGCCGACACGTCGCGCTTTGAGGACCAGCTTGCAAGCCTCCGCGCCGAGCAAGAAAAGCTGACGGCCGCGCAAAAGAAGGGCCAGAACGTCACGGCGGCGCTGACGGAGAACCAGCGCAAGATGGCGGCGGTGAATCAACAGATGGCCGATGCCGTCAAGCGCACGTCGCTCTCGTTCCGCGCGATGGAGGCGTTGAAGAACATTGCTGCTGACGTGGCGAAGAGCATCACGCGGCTGCTGATTGAGGGGGCGCTGTCCAAGCTTGGGAAAACCCTGTTCGGCATCGGCAATACCTCAAAGTCAGTGTTTAGCGGAATCGCCTCATCTATCGGGGGGCTGTTTGGCTCCGGCGCAAAAGCTGGCGGCGTAATCTTCAGCGCTGCTGGTGGTGGCGCGCAAGCGGCAGGCTCGGCGGCGTCTGCCGGTGCCTCGCTTGGGTCCATTGGCTCAAGTGCTGGCAAGGTGGCCGGTCAAGGCGCAACGGCCATTGTTGGCGCTGCTGCTGCGGTCGGCTCACTCATCTCCGGCATCGTTGGCAATTTCCAGATGAAGGGCATGAATAAGACCCTCGACCTAATCGAAAAGTCCAGCCGCTACACCGAAGCCTATACGCTCTCACTCCTCGAAAAAACCAACGAATTCCTACCCAAGCTGGCCGACATCCATCAGCGCCTCATTGAGTTCCGGCAACTCGGAATCAAGCTCGAAGACGGCGGCTCACTAGCCTTCGCGGGCGGCGGTGGCGGGGACTCGTTCTACTTCGACTTCAGCGGCGCAAACCTGGGCGGAGTCAACCAGCAGACCGTCGAAAAGATGTTTGAGACGGCCGTTATTCGGTTCAAGCAGAAGGGCCTGTCTAAGTGAGCATCGAGGTACTCATCAACGGCGAGGTGAAGAACTCCAACATCTTCGCCGGCGCCGAAATCTCGATCGCTAAGACCCTCGGAGAAACTTGGACTGCGGACCTTGCTAGCGTCTCCCTCGACGGAGAAACGCAGACCATCACGGGCGACGGCGTGCTTCAGCAGTTCGAGTTGACGCGCATTCCGGCCAACATCCCCAGCGTAACCGTCTCCTCGGTCGCTAAGACCGTCGGACTCTACGGCATCGACACGGGCAAAGATTGGTATTGGGAGTTAGGCACCAAAAACCTGTACCAAGACCCGCTTGGGACGCCCGTAACCGGCGCTGTTCTCGACGTGGACCTGGGCACATGGTACCCGAGCGTCGGTCAACCCATAATCATTCGCCAGTCGCACGCGACGGAATTCCAGATCGTCGGCGACGGCGTGGAGGATACCTGGGCGCTGCCGCAGACGGCTACGAACATCCTGTCGGTCGTCGCCAACTCCATCCTCCCGCAAACCTTCGGCATCTGGGGCGTTGACTCCGGCAAGCAGTATTACCTCGACCTCGACACCAACGAGTTGAAGCGCGAACCACTAAACGGGCCGCTGCCAAACCTCGACACCATCGACCTCGGCTTCGATTATTGGGTCGTTCTGTTCGGCGGCATCATCCGCAGCGTGACACGCCGCAAGCCCGATGCCAACTCGCCGGCCCTGTTCTGCGACATCGCGGCGACCGATTACAATTTCATTCTCGAGCGCCGTCTATCCGGCGTGGCCGAGTACACCGGCTCAACCGACAACGCCATCGCGGGCGACCTCAACACACGCTGCCTCACGGATGAGGGGATCGTGCTGGACACGATTACCGCCGTCGATATCGCGTCGTTTCGCGTGGCCTATGACACCGTAGCCGGTTCGCTGACGGAAGTCGCCAAACTCGCTGGTAAACGCTTCTGGGTGGACACCGGGAAAACCCTCCGCCTGATCCTGCCAACGACCGAAGCGGCGCCGTTCCAGATCGCCAGCGGAGCGAGCAACATCGAGTCCCTGTCGGTCACTGAGACGGACGAGGATTATTGCAACGTCGTCGTCGTCAAGTCTCAGCAGACCATCCGAGAATCTCAATCCGAGTCGTTCGTCGGCGACGGCTCGACTACCAGTTTCGAACTAGCCTATCCGCTCGCCTCGCAACCCACGATCAACGTCAACGGCACGCCCAACACCGTTGGCGTCCTCGACGTAGACACCGGGCGTGATTGGTATTGGGCGCAAGGGTCGAAGGAAATCAGACAGGACCCGGACGGCGTGGCGCTGTCGTCGTCCGATACGCTCAACGTCGAATACTCCGGCATCTCCGTCGAGTACGTCACCGCCGAGGCGGCGGGCGAAATCGCCGCACGCGCGGCCATTGAGGGCAGCAGCGGCCGCTATGAAAAGCTGTTTGAAATCGACCGGCTCCTGTCTCGCTCTGACGCGCAGGCCGTCGCCGACGCGATCCTCGCCGAGCGATCGACGGTGCCGCTGAAGTGCAACTACGTCACCAACGACTATCTGGAGCCAGAGGCGAAGAACCTCCAGCCGGGGCAATACCAGTCGATGCGGCTGGATGGCTGGGCCGCGCAGCAGGACGACTATCTGGTGCGGACTATCAACATGCGCACCATCGGCAGCGTAGATAGCTCCAATTGGCAGTTCCGCTATGAGGTCGAGATGTTCCACGGCTCGGTCACCAAGTCCCTGCTCCAGTGGTTCCGGGAACTCTCTGGCGGTGGCGGCGCGGCCGGATCATCCGCGGGCTCGCCTGGGGGCGACGTGGAGTATTTCTATGCGGGGATGGGCGGCTGCGATGTGGTCACCACCGGCACCGACGTTGCTCCATTTTGGCCTCACGTCCATCAGCCAGGCGGCGTTTTCGAGGTTTCCGTGTCCTGCAAGACCGCGCCGACAGCGGACCTCGAAGCGGACATCAAAGTCTTCTCAGACGGCGAAACGCCCGTCTCAATCTTCACGGCTGGCGGCTTTACGTTCCCTTCGGGCGCAACGGCGGTGCAGTTCTATACGGACATCTCGGCGCGCGGCCTCGCGCTGCTCCGTGGCGACCGGTTCCGCTTTGACGTGACCACGGCGGGCGCGGCCGAAGGGCTCAATATCAAAATCGCGGCGCGGCAACGCAACGCTGAAACCTCGGGCCTCATGTTCGATGGCTCGGCAGAAACGACAACAACCATCATGGCGGTGATCTAATGGCAGACAATTTCTCCCTAGTAAATGCGGCAGGCTCCACGGTCACCGTCGCCGCCAAGGATAACAGCAGCGTCTACACGCCGCGCCACTACGTAGACGCCGCCATCGCGGGCGGATGCTCCATCTTCCGCAGCCTCGACCTCGACGAATCCGAGGAGGAGGTCAAGGCGACGGCGGGCCAGGTGTACTCAATCAAGGGCTACAACGCAAACGCCGCTGTGCGGTACCTGAAGCTCTACAACGCCACCGCCGCAAACGTTACCGTTGGCACCACCACGCCCGTGATCACGATCCCACTGGAGGCTCAGAAAGTCTTCGAGTGGAACCCTTCATTCCCCGCTACCTTCGCCACCGCCATCACCGCAGCCGCTACCACTGGCCTCGCCGACAACGACACCGGCGCACCCTCGGCCAACGACATCATCATCAACATCCTCTACAAATAGGAGCCCCAATGAAGACCCTGATTCTATTGCTCTGCGCGGCCTCCGCGTGGGCACAAAGCGGCGTGCAAGCGACGCACGTTATCAAGACATCTACCGCCTCGATGACGGCCGACAAGCTAACCATTCAGCAGAACCAGACGACGCCCGCCGTCGTCCGCATGGCCGCTGGCGTGGTCGAGTGCACCGTCGCCGGTACCGTCACCGTTCTCGTCGGTGGCACGGCGCCCGCGAACACCGCCGCTACGCCCTCGCCTGTCAATCCAGGCGGCACGGCGTCGGTCCTGACGGCGTACACATCGAGCGACGTAGGCGCGGGCACGGCTGTCTCGGTGGCGTACACTTTCTCGGCTAACACCCCCTTTACCCTCGACCTCTCGCACATCTCATTCAGCGGCCTAGGCACCACGCGCAACGTCTCGCTGTCGATCACCACCGGATCGAGCGCGACGTGCAAGAGCGCTCTGTATTGGAGGGAGAACTAACCATGCACATCCTCATCCTTCTCCTCGCCTCGCTCGCCGCGTTTGCCCAGATCCCCGCGCCGGGGCAGGGTGGTGGCGGAAGCTCCACGGCTGGCGCGCTCGTCCTGCTGGAGTCGAAAACCGCCTCCGCATCCGCCACGCTCGCGTTTACGGCCTGCATCTCCGGCACCTACGATGAATATCTGATTGAGTTCGTCAACATCCTGCCCGCCACTGACGGCGCGACCCTGCTCATGCGCGTTTCGACCGATAACGGCTCGACCTACGTCAGCACCGCTAGCTATTCGTATTGGGATTACCGCTTCGACTCCGGCACGGGCGGCGTCGGTGGCGCGACGGGCGCAACGTCGATTATCCTCGCCGAAACCAACGGCATTGGCAACGCTTCGGCGTTCGGGCTGATCGGCAGCATCAAGCTATTCGACCCGCAAAGCGCGTCGAAGCATAAGGCCATCGTCGGGGACGTGGTGTTCCGCAGCGCGGCTGGCACGCGCATCAAGCACACCCTCGCCGGGGCATACGAAGCCAATACCGCGATCACCGGGTTTCACTTCCTCGCATCCTCCGGTAACATCACGTCCGGCACCATCCGCTGCTACGGCGTCGCCAAGTCCTAACCCATGCCCTCCACCGCCCCCACAATCGTCTATGATGTCGTAGCCTGAGGTATTTTTATGTCTGCATCTATTGCGCCAAATGTAGTCGTAGGTCCGATTTCAGGCTGGAGCGTAGATGCTTATTACCGATCCACTGGCTACGGCAACGACAACGAGCCCGCCAATTATCAGCGGGTATGGCGCTATGGCTCCGCGCTGTACTCGCTCGCGTGGGATTACGACGGAAACGAAATCGACGGCTTCAGCCCGTATTACTACCGCCGCACGTGGATTATCTCTCGCAGCACCGACAGCGGGCAAACGTGGACGCAGTTGGACATGGGCAATCAGCCAATCGGCGGCAAATACGGCTCCTCCGCCTATGGCGAAGCTGCGGTTCAGATTGGCTCAAAAATCTGGGTGTTTTTCGATTACGGAGAGCACGATGAGGTATCGCCCGGCGTTTATGGCTACCAGTTTGACGAAATACGCGCCATTGCCTTCGACTGCGCGACGGATACCTGGGGGACTGCTATCACCAGCGGCGGGCCGATCCGCGAACTGACAAGCGCCTCAGTCAATCTAATCAACAACATTTCCGTCGATGCGTGCTATCGGGGAAGCGATGAAATCGTCGTTTTCCACTCGGACACCGACGAAACCGCAAGCCCGCACCGGTCCATGTATTCCGTGTTCAACACGTCTTCGCTGACGTGGACATCGACCAGTAATGTCGTCTTCACGTCCTCGACGTCAACGGCGGTTGACCCGGAGCGCTGCATTGCCTACGGCTCTACCGTGCGCTTCATTGCCAAGGCTGGCGACTATGCCACCGCTGGCACTGGCGCCCGCTGGACGCGCGAACTTAGCGGCTCGACTCTCGGCACCGTAACTAACCTCTTTGCGTCCTGGCCGGGTGGCTGGAGGGCGTTGACGGCCGACTTCCAGAACTACAACGGGTTCGTCACAGTGTTCGGCTCAGAGGTGATCTTCGTTCAGTCGGTGTGGCTGTGGTCCCCGGCCGGATCTCCATTCCGTCAATGGAAGATCGCGGCGTTCCGTGCTCCGTCGGCAACGTCGGCGCCATCGTGGACGGTCGAGGATATTGGATCGACTGATTGGGACACTGCGTATGTCAGCTACGGCGACAGCGGGACGCCGTGTTTCGTTACGAACGGGGCTGATCTTTACTGCCTCGCTGGCGGCTTCGGGACATTCACGGCACCATCGAATAACCGCTATGGGGTTTACGCGCAGCGGTACGCTGGCGCTGGCGCGTGGGATGCGCCCACGGAACTATGGAGCACGTTTGAGGCGTATGGGTACGGATACCTCGGCCCATACCAGCAAAACAATATTCTAAAGTGGTCCGCTATCGGCGATCTAAGCGGAACCGACTTAAACCAAAACATCGGATGGGTCGGAACTGTCAGCGGGCTAGATGGGCTTGACACCATCCATTTCTGGCGCGGGCAGGTCAACGCCTGCTGCTGCGCCAACTACGCATACTGACCGCGCGTAGGCGGCACGCAACGGGCGGCGAAGGTATAGGCGAAGGCGTCGAAATAGTTCCATTCTGGCCACATTGTGACTAATAGTACGGTACCGTTTCAAGTTCTTCGCGTAAAAAAGTGCTTTTTTGTTTCACGCACACAGAATTAACCTATTTTTGAGGGCATGCCGACGCCCGACAGGAGCAACCGATGCGAAAGATTGACGACCGAGCGTGGCTTGACGACGCAAACCAGCTATGGGTAATGCAGCCGGGCAAGTACGACAGCTTTGCCAAGCCTGGCGTGCTGCCCGAGGACGTGCTGACGCCCAGCGGCTACTTTTACGAGGATGTGACCACCTACGGCGCTTTTCTGTCGATGTGGTGGAAGAACAACACCCTCGAATTCGCCACCGTCAACACCGCCGCTCTCGCGCTGCGCAAAGTGCGCGAGGTGCTTGGGCCAAATTTCAAGGTCGAGCCCTACGACGAGGTTGTCAACGTCGGCCCCTTCAAGTGGGCTCCGAAGCGAATGCTGCGAGTGCAGGCAGTCAGCGACGAGCCAAGCGGTGAGGCCGTAGGCTTATGCGCTGGCACTGAAATCGCGGCATTCGTTCGGAACCCGACCAACTACGCGGCCGAGCTACGAGAGCGGGTGAAATGATCGTCACCGCGCCTACGTCCGCAGCAAAGGCGAAGATCGCCGCGTTACCTGGCCTGGTTTTGGGCCTGATATGGGGATTATCGCCATTGGTGATAGCACTCGCGGTGCTTCAAGTATTAGACTTCGCCAGCGGCGTTCTCGCCGCCTGGGGCGACGGTTCGGTTTCATCCGACGCCGGGCGCCGCGGAATGGTGAAGAAAGCGCAAATGTGGGTACTAGTGGGCGCGGTGCATATGGTGTGCCACGTCGGAATCGTACCCTTCGACGCCGGGCCGCACGTCGCCGGGCTGTTCTGCTTGGTCGAGGTTATCTCGATCATCGAGAACGCCGACCGATCAGGCGTCAAGCTGCCTGCCTTCGTGGTTCAGGCGCTCGCAAATGCGCGGGCGAAGATGGAGGCCAAGTGATGGATATGCCGACGGTATACCCCGCCCCGCCACGGCCCGCGGCTCCACCGCCAACAGTCCAACCCCCCGATCTCGTCAACACCCCATCGAGATCATCGAGGATCACGGCTGGGGATTACACTTCTGCCTCGGTAACGCCATGAAATACCTCTGGCGCTGCCAGGACAAGGGGACTATGCTCCAAGACCTGAAAAAGGCTCGCTGGTACATCGACCGGGCAATCGCAAACCTGGAGGCTAAATGAGCTGGACCATCGAGCGCAAATCCCCGATGGTGGCCGTACTTAGGCTCCCCGAGATCAAACGCGTCGAGGAGGAGCGGTGGGTGCTGCTCATGTCCGACGAGCACGCCGACAATGCACACAGCGACCTCGGGCTGATTCGCGCGCATCACGAACAAGCCGCCGAGCGTAACGCGCCTATTCTGAAATTCGGCGACACGTTTTGCGCGATGCAAGGCAAGTGGGACCGCCGCTCCGATCAGGAGCAGTTGCGGCCGGAGTTGCGCGGAAACGGGTACCTAGACCGCCTGATGGACTTCCACCAGCGCCTCTACGAGCCCTACGCCAAAAGCATTGCCGTCATCAGCGACGGGAACCACGAAACGTCGATTCTCCAGCACCACCAGACGCACCTCACGGAGCGCTTGGTTGACCGCCTGCGGCGCGCGGGCTCGCCGGCTGTCCTGATGGGGTTCACGGGATTCGTCCGCATCTCCTGCGGCAACGGAAGCGGCGCCTACTCCTGGGATCTACACTTCCACCACGGCTACGGCGGCGGCGGCGAAGTCACGCGCGGGATGATTGACAACAATCGCACACGCAGCCAGTATCACGCGGATGTTTATTACAGCGGGCACATCCACCGCCGCAACATGGACGAGAACGTGGTAATGTCCATCAACCATCAGGGCCGCGTCGAGAAGCGTACACAGCTTTTCCTCCGTGGCGGCGCCTACAAGCACGAGGAAGGCGCGGGCGGCTGGCACGTCGAGCGCGGGCGCTCCGCGCGTCCTGCGGGCGGCTGGTGGCTCAGAATCAAGATGTCTCGCCCTGGCAACGACCGCGAGTTCCATTTAACGGCGGTGCCTGCGTGACTCTCCTCGCGTGGGCATGGTTGGTCGAGGAGTGGTGCAGAATTCTGCGCATCTCGAACTATCCCGCCATTGAGCTTGTAGCCGCGTCGAAAATACCCGGCTGTGATGCGGTCGTCGATTTCGACGACGAACGCGCCAACAACTGGCGCATCAAGATTCGCCGAGGCAAGCACCTCAATCCAGAGCGCGTCATAGTCCACGAACTCCTGCACGTGAAAACTGGCCTCACGGACGCCACGCATGAGGCTTGGATTTGCGACGTAGCCGACGCGCTTATCGAGAGGCGTCATGCGTAGGCGCGACCTCGTATTGGCAACGCAATGCCCCGCCCCGCACGCCCCGGTTGACGACGTGAAGTTGAATGCGTTCGTGGCCGAGTACAACGAGTACGTTACGCGCCTGGCGCGCGGGCAACTCGACCTGAAGCAGTGGGCGCGGGTGCTGGATAAATGGGAGCGTTTGAAATGAAACCCACCGGCCCGCCCCGCAAGAGCGTCATGGACCACGCCTACCACGACCGATCGCGCCTCCAGCCGTGGCAGCGCCGCGAGCAGGCGAAGGCGAGATGGGCGCGAAGCGTCCAAGCCTACACCCATGAATTCTTAGACTACCCGAGCGCCTGCGCGCTGGCCGCGGTTGACCTGCTGCAACACTCGAAAGGGCTGCGCGGCTCGGTACTTGAACGACTCACGATTCCAGGGAAACCACAATGAACAGAAACGCCTTTTTCGCCGCCCTTCTCGGGCTCCTCGCTGCCCCGTTCACGTGGGCCGCTTCCAAGCTACGCGCCGATCAGTTGCAGGCGGGATCGACGGGCGAGCAGCGGCTTTTGACGACGGGCGCGGATAACCGCTTCTCCTCGCTCCGCATCGGCGCCGGCCTCGCCTCGGACGGCTCGACGCTGACGGTCGTCGATACCGCGAAGCCGCTGGTGCCCGTCATCCTCGCGCGTAACCCGGACGGCTCTTACCCGTACAGCGGCGGGCTGGTATTCCGCAACGGCTCACTGCAAGTCGCGCCAGGCGACTTTACTGTCACCGGCAACACCCTTTCTTTCGTGGGCGGCAACAACGCCGACGACACCGTCGTGAAGATTTAACGCGGGCGCCTCTCGGCGTTCAACACTCAACCCAAGGAGCAACCATGAAACGCAAAACCCCCAAGGAAAACATCCGCGCCCGCGGATTCTTCAAGCTGCAAATCACCGAAGACGGCAAGGTCGTCGGTGATTCCGGCTGGCATGAAAACCTGATCACAAACAAAGGCTTCCAGAACGGCATTGTGTCCTGCTTGGCCGGCGTCGCTGGCTCCTCGCAGATCACGCACGCCGCCCTCGGAACTGGCACCGCGCCCGGCGCCGCCGATACCACGCTCAACGGTGAAATCACTGACGTAGCCGGCGCGCGCATGGCTGTTACGGCCTCGCTCGTTGGCACCGGCACGGCGCAGTTTGCCTTCACCCTGAACTCGGGCGTGTACACCGCCGCCAAGACCATTCAGAACGTCGGCCTATTTCAGACCTCGACGACCGCGGCCGGTTCGCTGTACGCCGGGCAGACGTTCGCTACGAGCCAGTTGCAGACCAACCAGTCTGTGAACGGCACGTACCAGCTTCGCTTCTCGTAGCGCATGACCCAAAAGCAACTGCTAGCCAAATACGGACCCTCACTGAAGCTCGACATCGGCTGCGGCTCACACCCGCAGCCGGGCTTCGTGGGGATCGACTGCCAAGACTTCGGCAATCGCTCAATCGTGCGGCACGACATCGAGACGTACCCGTGGCCATTCCCTGATGGCGCGTTCCGTTTTGCGATGGCCTCGCACGTCGCCGAGCACATAAACCCGGCCAAGTTCGGATTTATCAACTGGATGAACGAGGTTTGGCGCGTGCTCGAAGTCGGCGCGCAGTTCATCATGGCTATGCCATATGGGAATAACGCCTTTTTCGTCCAGGACCCGACGCACGTCAACCCGTGTAACGAAGTGACCTGGAACTACTTCGACCCGCTGCACCCGTCCGGCCTCTATCGCTTCTACCGCCCGAAACCGTGGAAGATTTGCAGTGTCAATTGGACGCCCGAGGGCTTCATGGAAGTGGTCCTAGAGAAGCGCGCGGAGGATAAATCCTATGGCGGGTAAGCTCGTCGTTAATACCGGCCAATGGCAGAATCGCCTCGTGATCGGGCACCCGGTCACGGGCAACGTCCGCGTTGAGTGGATGATGGGGCGTTTCGGGCAAACCATCCCGTGCAACTGGTCGCACGTCGATATCCTCCAGTTCATGTCGCCTTTCGTCCCGATGAAGTATCAGGTCGCGGACGCGGAAAACCTGATCGTGAAGGCCGTCATCGACACCGGCGCAGAATGGCTGCTTTCCTGGGAGCACGACAACATCCCCGGCAATGACGCGCTGATCCGGCTTAACGAGTATATGCGCGATGCGAAGGTCCCGGTGGTGTCAGGCCTGTACTTCACCAAGTCCGTCCCGCCCGAGCCGATGGTATACCGCGGCATTGGCAACAGCTACTTTCAAGACTGGCGCATTGGCGATAAGGTGTGGTGCTCTGGCATCCCGATGGGCTTCTCGCTTATCCACGCTTCCATCCTGCGCGAGATGTGGAAGGAGTCGCCCGAATATCTAGTCAACGGCCAGATCACGCGCCGCGTCTTCCATACGCCTTCGGAATCGTGGTCTGACCCGGAGACGGGCGCGTATCTGACCAAGAGCGGCACGTCCGATCTCGCATGGTGCCAGCGCGTCATCGAAGGCGGCTATTTCGCCAAGGCTGGCTGGAAGAAGTATCAGGCCATGAAATACCCGTTCCTGGTAGACACCAACATCTTCGTTCGCCACATCGACGCCAACGGCGTGCAGTATCCGCTGGAAGTGCCGAAGCGGTTCCGGCCGAATGGGAAGTCGAGGGAGATCAAGTGAAATACCACATCCCCTGCCAATGCGGCGGCGGCGGCGAGGCCATCGCCAAGCCCGGCGACACAACTGCCGTCACCGAATGCGCCTGCGGGCGGGTGTTATTCTGGAGCGGGCCGGCTGAGGCCGCGCCACTTGCGTTCAATATCTCAGACTCCGCTGCGGCGGGGGATCACTTTGGAGGATAGATTATGAAGACTCTGTTTCTGATTCTGGCGGGCGTGCTTGCGCTTGCCCTTTCTGCGCAGACTGGCTCACTGAGCGCCGGCTGCTCGCTGTGTCAGCCTGGGCCGATTCAATTCATTGCGACTGGCCTCGAAACGAACAAGACGTATTACGTTTGCCCTGGCAACAGTAGCTCCTGTCTTCTCGGGGCGCGCGGCTCAACGTCGCACACTTGGACCGCCCAGGTGTTCACTCCTGGCGCCTACGTTGCCACGCTTCGCACGATGAAGGGCAATGATTGGGTGATCGTCTCCTCCGCTTCCTATCAGGTTGAGTAAAAACGCATGGCAATTACGCTGCTGACTGGTTTTGAGCTTGGCGCGACCGGGCAGGCGCAAACCGTCACAGGCTCTCCGACGATACAGTCAACCACTGTGCGTTCGGGGACCTATGCGCTTCAGTGCAACACCAGCGGCAGCGCTGCGTATTTAACCTTCAGCAAGCGAGCAGCAGGCGGCTCACTTGCCAGCTTTTGCCTAAATGCGCGCTTTTGGCTTCGCATTGGCTCACTGCCGAGCCTAAACTGCCTCATTGCGCAATTGTCGCAAAACCTAACGCTGAATACGGACGGCACGTTAAAAATTGTCGCCGCGACCAGCACGAACGCTCTGTCGGCTGACGGCGAGTGGCATTCTATCGAGGTCGCCACAGTCGGAACCGATTCTGTCTTGTACGTCGATGGCACCGAGTGGGCAAGATCGACTACCAGCCTTAGCGCGACAACTAATTTCAATGTAGGCGTAATTTCAAGTTCTGTCACGACCAATTTATATTTTGACGATTTAGTCGTTTGCGATACATCCCTTTCTTCGTCTACTGGGTACTCGCGGCTCGGTAAGCAGTTATGCCTCCTTCCAACTGCTGACCCGGGCGCGCTTAACTCATGGACCAACGGCGGCGGCGGTACGACCAATATTTTTGAGGGCGTGAACAATCGGCCGCCGACTGGCGCAGCTGCCAGCACGGACGGCACAAAGATCAAAAACGGCGCGACCGGTTCAAATTTGGACTACACGCCAACGATGCAGACCTATACGGCGGCCGGGGTGCCGTCCGGTTCTACCGTCAACGCCGTCATGGCGATCTGCAACGATGGCGAAGAGGTCAGCACTGGCACGAAGGCGGGCGATGTCTGGATTGCATCGAATCCAGCGCAGGCCGCAGGCTCCGGTACGTTTGATTATGGTAACGACACCGCTACGGTCGTCGGCACGTTCCCGTCCGGCTGGGTGACTCATTTTGGCCCGGTCACCGGCTCGCCGTCCGTCACCCTCGGCACCGCTCCGACGATGACGGTGCGCAAAACGGGCAGCACTAATCGCTTCGTCAACGTAGATTTTATGGCAATCTACGTTGACTACACGCCGCCCCCAGCGCCGTCAGTCAGCGATACAATCACCACCGCCGAATCCGTCACGCTGTCCGTCATCAGCGGCGATGTTAAGACCGTCAGCACGTCCGATTCCGTCAGTGTCGCCGAGTCCACCACCCGGCAGGTCAACACCGAGCGCAGCGTATCTGACGCCGCCACCGTCGCCGAATCCGCGACACCTTCGATTGTCAGCTTCGTTAGCACGTCCGACGCAGCGACGAGCGCGGAAAACCTGTCCGTCGTCAGCGCGTCCAACGTCGCGCCGTTCGATGCGGCGACGGTGGCGGAAGACTTCGCCCGGCAAGTCAACACCAACGCTAGCGCGACGGACACCGTAGCGGTCACCGAAGCGGCCACGCCCACGATTCAGACGGCGGTTTCCGTCACCGACGCCGCAACCGCGGCTGAGAACGCATCGGCGCAAGTCAATACGACGGCTAGCGTTAGTGACGCGGCGACCGTCACTGAGAACACCGCCAGCACGCTGAACACGTCGGCGTCAGTAGCGGACACGGTAGCGGTCACGGAATCCGTCACGCCGATGATGGTTTCGCTGGTGGACACCAGCGATGCCGCCACTGTGACCGAATCGGCGACGCCCATGCTGGTGTCGCTGGTCAACACCTCCGACAGCGCGGCAACTTCCGAAGACGTGACGCCGATGATGGTGTCGTTTGTTTCGACCGAGGACACAGCAACCGCCAGCGAATCGGCCGAGGCATCCATTCAGACAGCCGTCGATGCAGCGGACGCCACCACGGTCACGGAATCCAGCGCCGCGGAAGTCAACACCTCGCTCTCCATCTCCGACGCCTCCAGCGCAACGGAAGCGGCGCCGTCTGCCGTCAACACCTCCGTCGATGTCAACGACGCCACGACGGGCACGGAAAACGCGGCGCTGACGATCGAGACAAGCTCATTCGGTGATGTGATCGTTCACGACGACTCGGTTACCACTGAGTCAGCTACGCTTGCGGTCAACACCAGCGCCTCGGCCACGGATACCGCCACCGCGACCGAATCCGTCAGCAACGCCGTCCAGGTCCAGCCGAGCGTAACGGACGCGGCCACGGCCACGGAAGCGGCATCCGCGCAGCTCAACACCAGCGCCTCAGTCAGCGACGCGGCAACGGTCGCGGAGGCCACGGAAAACGCCGTAAGTGTCTCGCCGTCCGTCGCAGACGATGCTGCGGTCGCCGAGTACCAAGCGGCCGAAGTTCAGACCACGCTAACGGCCACCGACGCGGCCACGGCGAGCGAAAACACTTCGGCCACAGTCAACACCGAGGCCGCGGTATCCGACGCAGCCACGGTCACGGAGAGCGCAACGCCGGCCGTTCAGACGCAGGTATCTGCCACGGATACGGCGACGGTTACGGAATCGGCGGTAGCCGAGGTGCTGACGTTCGCCATCGTCTCCGACACGGCGAGCGCGACGGAATGGACCGCGGCGGATGTCCTCGCCTACGTCTCGGTTTCCGACGCGGCAACCGCGGCTGAATTTGTGGACCTGTTCACGGCCACGGGCGGCGCATACGTCATCTACATCGCCGACGCCGCGACGGTAGCGGAATCGCTGGCACTGGGCACACTGGCCAACATCAGCGTCGCCGATGCGGCGTCGGTCCTAGATCGGCTCACGGCTGGCATCCCAACGGGCGCGGGCTGGGCGGCGGTGGTCACGCCCGTCTACGTCATCACAGCGGCGCTGACGGCAACCGGCACCATCTCGGCGGCAATCACCGCCGCGGCTGCGCCATCGGCCACGCTGACGGCAGCGGCGGCACCAACGGCAACTATCACAGCGACGGATATCGTCGCGGAAATCGAGGGAATCTAATGTCACTCACCATGTACCGGGGCAACACTAAGAGCTTCAGCGTCGCCGTGACGCAAAACGGCATTGCCTACGACCTCGACAACGCGGCCGGGCTCTACTTCACCGCGCGCAAGTCGCCCGGCGCGCCGGTCCTGTTTTCCAAGTCCATCGGTGACGGCATCACCGTCACGAACGCAGCGGGCGGGCTGGCGACGATCACGCTGGACCCGGCCGATACCTCCGGCCTCGCGTCGTTCCCGGTGAAACTCGCCGTCGATCTGGAACTGGAAACCGACGCGGGCGCGATTCACACGGCGTACTACGACACCCTCACGGTTGAACCCGATATAACGGTTCGATAGTGTAACGATACCGCCCCAAGATTACATAAGCCCCGCTGCCCTTTCGGGTGGCGGGGCTTTTCGTGTCTCCGGGCCTAACTAGACCGGCGGCCGGGCATCACTCTTTGCGGTCCAGCAGCTCGCGGACGAGTTCTCGCTGCGTTTCCACCACCCGGAGCTGCGTCGACAATAATTCTTCCTGTGCTTGCAATAAGCGGAGCCACCGTTGGCAATACTGCGCTTTCCATTCGCTCGCTTCGGGTGGGAGATCCGGCATCATCAACAGTTGCGGCATTTATGATTCCTCGTATGTAATCGGCAGCGTCCTGGACCTCGCGGGCTAGATCTTTGGTCCTGGCTTCAAGGATCTCTAACTGTTTTACCAACGTATGCGCTGCCTGTAAAGCTGAACTCACGGGCGTTGCGGCGGGAGTGGCCTCTGGCTGAACACGCATCGCCGCCAGCACTGCGTCCCGCGCGATGTCCTGCATCAGCACGCCACGCTGCGCCGCGATCGTCTTCAGCTCCTTGTGTTCCTCGGCCGACAGAAGAATTCCATACTTTTTCATATAAAGCACTTTCTTTTGATTAGCGCACGTTTTCGCTTGCACCTTGGTGCAATTGCACCTAAGATCATTTCAGAGAGCAATGCTAACAATGCCAGCAACGATTAAATCACAACCGGCCGAGGTTGAGGCTGAGTGGGTTCAGCGTTCGATAGACGTTCATCCGAATGACTACCGCATGGCAAAAGCCGACGCCGCCAGACTCGGGCAGGAAGTGCGCGAGTGGATAGCCGACGCCATTCGACAGAGGCTCATCATTGGACGCATGGCCCATCGTAAATAGGAGTACCGCATATGAGCAACAATATTTTGCAACTCGTTCGCGCCATTGGGGTTAGCCGCCCGATCACGCCCACGGAGCGCCGCAGCATCCTAATTCGCGCGCAGATGGGCGCCACGAATCGGCATCTGGCCCGCGAGTACGGTGTACAAGAGCGCGTCATTGAGGACGTGCTGCTAGAACAGTTTGAGATCGAGAAGGAGGCCGCCCGCAGGCAGGGGTTTTCGGACGGCCGCCGCTCGTTGCTTACGCGTCCCTACGTGGCGCAGCGGAGGGCCGCGTGAGCAGACTTGAGCGGCAGTTCATCACACTTTGCCTCGCCGTGGGTACGGCGGTGGCGGCTGCGTTTGTTGCAGCGTTTTGGCAATGATCAGCCGCGCGGTCCATTTTGCCGACGGAGCCGCGCGGCCTACCGGGGCCGGAGCAACCCAACCCCGGACTTGCGAAGAATATCACAGGTCCGGGTGTCAGAAACCAAGAGAGGAGCAACCATGAGAGACAACATTTACGGCACCCACCGTTACCCGCACAACGCCGCCGCCTTGCCGACGGGCGCGCGGATGGCGGGCGAGCGCATGGAGAGGGCGCTAAAGCGCGCGGACAAGGCCGGCGCCGCGTTCGATTTGCTGGCGCGGATTGAGCGGGCGCACCGTGGCGAGAACTTCAGCCTGCTTGATGCGCTGATGACCGAGGCGCGCGGGCTGATCGCTGAGACGGGCGGTGCGGCATGATCGACATCAAAGGAATCGACAAAGCAAAGCTGCTCGCCGCGCTGGTCAATCAAGGGTCCCCGCTCGGAATGGGCATATTGTCAGCGGGTCATTTGACCGAGCAGCGCGCCGCTCAGATGTTGGCCGAGTGCAACTACATTGACTACGCGATGGGCGTACCGATCAAGGCAGATTTCAGCGGAGACACGTTCGACCCGTGGGGCTACGACCGAGACCACGGAGCCGGACGCGCGGCGCGAGTCGTCAAGTCGCTGATCGGCGGTGCGGCATGAGCGCGGCGGTTGAGTTGGCGAAGCTGGTCAAGGAGTTGCTCGATCACTCGTCGGCGTTTCCTAGTGCCATCGAGATCGACTTTGGCAGCGTGGTTGATGGCGACATTTGGGCAAAGCGGGCCGGAGAACTGGCCGACCAGATTTTGGAAGGTGCCAAATGAGGCGCATCACCTTGCAGGACCTCACGGAGTTCGCCGCGTTCCTGTACTGCTGCGCGGCGATTGTGGGCTGGTGGCAGGCGATATGAGGACCCCGGCATACGAGAAGAAGATCGCGGCCGCCACGGACCAGTGGATGCGGCATTTGGCGACGCTTGACACTGACTACGGCCAGAAGCTACGCCGGCAAGCCGCCCACATTGATGAACTGTTCGTGTCGCGCAACCGGCTGAGGTGGGCTTGCTTTGCGCTGGCCGTGGCGGTGCTGGTGCTGGGGTGGAAGGTGGTGGCGCGATGACCTACCAACACCGCGCCCGGTTTGCCGCGCTGGAGGGACACGCGCCGGCCACGCAGCTACCAGCCGTCATCGAAATCGAAACCGAGGTGGATCAGCTTCACGCGATCGCCATACAAAACAAGCTCGGACACGAGTTGATAGCGGCCCTGGCAAAAGCCAGGATCGCGGCTGAAAAGGAGAGAGCAGATGTTCAAGAAAGCATCGCCGCAACAAGCCAGGTTTAAGGCTGGCTTTTACGGCAAACAGGGGAGCGGCAAGACATTCACGTCGCTACTTGTCGCAGAGGGATTAGCGGCGCGAGATGGCAAGCGCGTGGCGTATGTGGACACGGAGCGCGGAACGGATTTCTACGCGCAGGCGGTGGCAGAGCGTCGAGTGCATCCGGCCGCGTTTGACTTCGACGCGCTTTACACGCGGTCCATTTACGAGGTCATCGACGCCGTGGAATCACTGGACACGAAAACGCACGGCGTGATCGTCCTTGACTCCATTACGCATCTCTGGGAGGCCGCGCAAGCCGCATACGACGGCAAGCGCATGGCCAATGGCCAGATCCCGATTCACGCCTGGGGCGCCATCAAAAAGCCATACAAAAAGCTGATGGCGCTTTTGCTCGACGGCAACTTTCACGCCATCATCTGCGGGCGCGAGGGCGTGGTCATGGACAAGGACGAAGACGGCCAGATGGAAGTTATCGGTACGAAGATGAAGGCTGAGGGCGAGACGCCGTATGAGCCGCATCTGCTGGCGCGGTTTTGCCCGGAACGCACCGAGGACGGCGGGTATTTGGTCCAGGTGTTTTTCGAGAAGGACCGCAGCGGCATCCTCACCGGCCGAACCGTGGCGGAACCGACCTACGACACCTTCGCGCCGATCATGCGGTACCTTTCCGGCGACACGCAGGCCGTCATGGGCAACCCCGACGACACCGCCGCAGCCGACGCTGAGCGCGCATCGCTGAACGAGCGCAGGGCCGAGGAAGAGCGCAAGGCGATGGCGGATCAGATCAAGTCGGCTTTGCTATCGGCAAATACTGCCGACCAGCTTCGCGCTGCTTGGGCGTTGACCAACGGCAAGAAAACGAAATTGGGCGAGGAAAACTACACCGCGCTCACGGCAATCAAAGACACCCGCAAGCAGGAAATCGCTGCGGCATTAGTGGAGGCGTAAAACATGGCTTTTCAGCCGGATCAGGAATACAGGACCGTCATTGCTGGCGTGTCCCAGACGGAGGACAACGACGGGCACCCGGAATTGCATCTTCACATCGGCGAAGGATCGGCGTCGGTGCCGTACAAGCTGAAATGGAAGACGAAAGACGAGGTGATCCGCTCGCGCGATGCGCTGCTGGCGCTTGGCGTGGACACGAAGAAAATGACATCGGCGTCATACGTCGAAGGGCTTGGCGCGATGCTGACGGGCAAGGAAGTCTTCATTCGCACCAAGGCGTGGGAGTTCAACGGGCGCACCGGAGTGTTCATCAAGCAACTGTCGCCGACGCCGTTTGAGCCGATTTCCAAGGCCATTTCCGGCAAGATCACTCGGTTGCTGGCCAGCGAGGGGGCTTTGCCGACAAGCCCGCAAGCTCCGGCGCCGGTGGATGACGGAGACGTTCCCTTTTAACCCGCGCGGGCCTCGCGCCCGCGGCCTGCGGACCACGCCGTGGCGGTCCTAGACCTCGGGGGAGGGATAGGAGCGGCGAATCCTCAGACCGGGCGCGCGAAGCGCTCAGAAAGCGAGGCGCCTAACGACCTCGATAAATGGATGAGTTGAATTCTAGGGGCCGGGGGACCGGCCCTGAAAGGAAAGAGGATGCATAGGGACGATATGACAGATCAGGAAGCAGCGGACATATTGGAAGCGCTGGATAAATCAGAACAGTGGCTGACCAATACGACTTCATTGGCCTTGCGAGCTGGCGCGGCAGCTTTGCGCGACCGGGCGCGGTCTGCGGCGATTGCTGCTGCGATGCGGCAGACGGTTCGACTGGAGGTGGTCGGTGACTAACGACCAGATGGCCGCGCGTCTCGAAAAGCGCGCCGCGCAAGCGAAGGCCGCAGGCACGCCGGTCTGGATCGACGAGGACGACGAGGCGGCGGTGCTGGCGGGGGCGAAGGCCCTGCGCGAGGTTGAGCGCATGCGGGAGGCGATTCGGGCGCGCGAGGATCAAATCAACCACCTGTTCCGGCACTCGGGGCGGCAAGGTTCAGAGGATTACGACGCGCTGGAGGTCAGTGCTGCGTGGGATCGCTTGCGGGCTCCCGTGATTGCCACCGACCCGCGCGAAACAGGCCCGCTGCCGACTCCCGACCCACTCGCCCCGCACTTTGGCGACGTGGCTGGCGATCTAGGGAAGCTCACGGTGCGGACCGAGACGCCGAGTTTCATCGACGCCATCCGGCCCGGTATGCCGAAAGCCGACCTTGACCGCATCCGGCAGGAGATAGCAAGGGTAGCCACGCTATCTGCAACCGGAGCGCCTTGGACGCCGGAAGATCAGGCTGACTTTGAGCGGTCCGTGGGCGAAATACCGGACATGATCGACTCCCCCGGCCCCCGCGACGCCCGCATCGCGGAGTTGGAGGCGGCGCTGCGGGTGGCCAATGCGGACGGAGTTTCGCTTTATCACACTGCCTGGAACGCTGGCGAAAGTGGTTCAATCGCCTATCGCCTGGCGGCACAATCGGCGCGAAAAAAGTTTGAGTCGGACATCGACGCCGCGCTCAAGGGTGCCCAATGACCCGCGAGCAACTCATCGGCGCGATTGCGGCGCTGGAGGAAATTGAACAACTGCGCAATATCAGGACATTGCCGCTCGATTGCATCATGTACCTACGCTTTAAGTACCGCGCCCAACTCGCCGCGCTGCCCGAGCCGGCGCAGCAGCCGTGGACCGACCGCGAGCGGCGGCTGCGGGAGGCGCTGGAAGCGTGCGCGAAGCTCATCAATGCCGAGTGGTTCATTGACGATTGTCCAACCAACGAAAGCCCGCGCATGGAGTATGAGGCGGCGATGACCGCCCTCGCCGAAGCCCCGCCGCCGGACCCGCGCGACGAGGCGCTGGAGCGGGCTGAGAAGGCGCTGAAGCATTGCGTGCTGGGTATCGACCAACTAAGGCAAGCCGACCCGCCATTTTCCGCGCTTTCCGTGCCTCTCAACGCGCAACTGCTGGCTGGTGACGCCCTCGCCGCGATTGCGCGGGCGAAGGGAGGCACCCGTGAGTAACGTAGACCTCGACCGCCTCGACGCGATCCACGCAGCAGTTACGAGGTATGAGCCTATGTCAATCAGGCTCACGAATCACGCCGAAAATGCGAGACGTTGGGCCGAGGCGGCATTTGACGCCTTTCCCGCCCTCGCCGCCGAACTCCGCACGCTGCGGGCGCGTGTGGCGGAGTTGGAGGAGGATAACCAGACGTGGGCGAAACGGCATCGTGACGCCATGGAGACGGCCACGCGGAAGGTTCAGCAGGCCGAGGATATTTCCGCCGAGCGCGACCGCCT